CTTTGTTATCTCCAATTGCAGTAACATGATATATTCCCGTCTTAATTCCAGAATTAGAACTTGGGAAATAATAAATTTTTTCTCCTGTATAAAAATTATGAACTATATTTGTTTCTAAAGTATCAGTCTTTCCTACTCCAGATGGAGTTGATGTGCGTATTACCTGATTCTTTGCATACAATGGATAGTTTGGCACTCCAGATGCAGCAACATAAAATGAAGTATACGAATCATTAATGTAAGTGTTTTGGATTGCTACTGGAATGTTATTTACTGATGGGGTATGATTTCTATCACTTTCACCAAGAACAATGATTTCCTTCAGTAGAGTTTTGGATGTCGCATCAAGATTACTTGAAACCTCTACTGTATTTTTTGAAATTATATTTACAACTTGTCCATCAATCTCAGTGTCATTAGAAACATCTGGATTTATTAATTTTATCTTTTGCCCAATATAGAGAGATAGATTGTCATAAAAGACAATAGTATAAATTTTTCCACTAGTATCACCAGATTTTCTAATAGTTCTAATCTTATGATTTGTTGAGACATTATATAACCAACTATAAAATTCTGGTTTATCACTTAATTCTGCACCAAATGAAGACAGTGCTATTTTATCATTAACTAATAGATTAGAAGTGTTTTGGTATTCAACTTCACCTATAACATTAATTAATCTAAATTCTATTTTTTCATTATTTTTATCGTAAGTATATACAAAGTTTGATTCAAAAACTTCGTCACCATACTCAGCATCAACAATTAATCCAGATACTCCTAAAAATTGAGTATTTGTCTTATCCGTATAAGTGAGAGTTAATGTTCCATTTGCAGTATTTCCACCTTTCATGAAAATAGTTCCACTTTTTGGATATCCCACAGTGGAATCTACATAAATTGTATTAGAAAATGCAGATGCAGATTTTGTTATATTAGTTTTTTTAGTAGTAGTAAAATTAGATATAAATGATGTACTATCTAAGTAAATTTCATATAAATCTTTTTCATCTACTGGTCTATATTCTATAGAATAGATTGAAGCACTTGCAGACCCAACTTCTCCGTTATCTTGGAACAAAGATGCTCTATCTGCTCCCTGTATTAAAAGTGGGTCTGAACCGTTTACTTTTTCTACAAGAATATTTCTAGTTACAAAATAATTATCATCAGAAGGACGTAAAATATAATCTTGTGGTTTTATTAAACTAATTTCAGAGTTAAAAAGAACTTTAAACAGTATTTTGTAAGAAGTGTCTGTTCCTTTTGTAGTATAAAAATCTACTGCTCTTGATAAAATATTTTTTATTTTTACTTGAGGAATAAAATTTCTATTTTCAAATCCTGGTAAAAATTGAGATTTGAATTTTTTAAATAATTCCTGATAAAATCCAAGATTTAAATTAACAACTGTGCTTCCTAAAGAATGGTCACTTGCTTGAGTAGAAACAAAATTCAATATACTAGAATTAGTTAAATTATTTGTTTCGTCAATTCCAGAAAATCCACGAGAACAACCAGTAAATGATGTACCAGTTTTCCCAGTATAAGTAATAATTTCATTACCAATTTTTAGCAATCCATAGGAAGATGGAAATCCTATAGTATGATTAACCTGAATTTCATCATCAAATGTCAATAATTGCTCTGTTAATGTGCAAGGAACAAAAAGAGTAAAGAATAATTCATTATTATAAGTTTGCAAATCCTTGTATCTATCAAGATTTGCAATAATATCTGCAATTCCCGTTGGGTGCTCTTGGGAAATGTAATACTGATTTAAAAATTCTTTAAAAAGTGGAGAATCCTCATTTAAAAAAGATGGAATCTGCGATTCAATGATATTTTGAATCTTTACTCTATTGTTGATATCTGACATTTTATCTAGTATATGCGCCGAAGATTATCAATACTTAATTCTAAGTATATATCTTGCAATGCAATTACATCATTTGATTCTGGGACTGCTTGAATCTCCACACCATTTGGACTTACCGAACTAATTATATTCACAGTATCAAGATAAACTTCACCCTTTTTATAATATACAACTCCAGCATTATTTTTCACAATGAATGGTACATTATCTTTTAATGTAAAATAAAAAATTGTTCCCTGATTTTCATTAATTGGAACATCACTCAAATATACTGTTCCTTCTACTTTTTCTATACCAATCCCAGAAGATTTAATATTATACCCTCTATTATCTAAAAGATTGTTTTTCTTAATATGGAAGGAATTTCCAAAACAAATTTCATAAGTAGCAGGTTGATTATATGCTGGTTGCATATCTCTCCTCATTTTTACTTTTGTAATGTTTGAGGTAATTGCAGAACTTATATCGTCAATTAATGCATTTACTTTACTGTATTTGAATCTTCCACCAAAATTATTTAAATCATATGATTGACCATATGCTGTAAGAGTTTCAATCACTCTATTTCTAAGACCTGATATATCAGAAGCATTACTTTTATCATAATAAACACTAGTATTTAATTCAACGTACAAATATTTTAAATCAACAATCTCTGGTTTAATTCCAGCAATTGAGTATTGCTTTAATTGTTTTTTGATTTCTTCCTTGGAAATTCTAGATAAAAACTTACCCTGTCTTGGTTTGACTGATATAAAAACTTTTCCATATTGTGGTGGATCTAATTCATCTCCGCCATATGCCGTAACTGATTCTACATTTGGAAAAATAAAAGGAATTAAACCTTTGTAATCATTTGCAGTAACTGCTCTATATTGAGATGAATATACTCTTGGTGCAAGATATTTAATTGAATCAATTTTTTCAATATCATCTCCATTTTCGGATGGAATTATTGTAGTTAATGGTGAAATTCCATTTGTAATTCTATTTGAATTATTATCTTCTAGAATTCCTGAGAAATTAAAGTTGGCAGACCCATTTCCTGATTTTCCATTAGTAATGATGTAACTTACAAATATAGAACTACCTGTTGTTGGTTTTTTTCCAAAGACATCATCACCAAATAAAAGTTCATATTTTTCATCTTCTACTTCTTGTACTAAAAATATTTTAGAATTTGCGTCTACATTCAAAATATTTGTGTACTGTATATACTCTTCATTTGCTAAATCTGTCACATAGACACGAATACTTGTTGTATCTACAGATGGATTTGGTATTACAAACTTCTGATTTGGTTGAGAATTGTCTATAATAAAACTTTTTGTTAAAAATGTTCCCTCCCAAAGTTCTATATCAGTGAAGTATGCATAACCAGCAGCATCAACAGTGACTGTAATATCCTCTGGTACTGAAAACACATAGTTACCACTTTCAACAGTACCTAATGCAACTACTCCTGCTTTAAGTGTAACTGATTTTACGTCCAAAAACCCAGAGGTATTTACGGAAAAACTAACTCTTGCTTTTGATGCTCTTCTTGACCTTGGAACATAACCAATATTACGTGCTAAAGAAACTACATTTTCTCTTAGAGTCGCACTATCAAGAAACGACTCATTTACCGTCATATTAGCATTAAATGATGTCACATAAGAATTATATGCTAAGACATCAATCAATACAGAAAAATTAGACCCCTCAAAATCAAAGTCCGAAAAATTACTATTTGCTCTTAGATAATCCTTAATTTGTGTTCTTAGATCCTGGAAATCTAAGTTAGTAAATTGGTTGAATGACATTATATTCTAGTTGGTAGTAAGAGAAATTCTATATTCTGAGTGGGAAATCCTTGACCAACAATATCGTATTCAATCTCAACATTTATTTGGTTATCATCTGCTAATGATGTTGCTGTAATATTCAATCTCAACATTTATTTGATTATCATCTTCTAAGAATCTTGCTTGAATATTTCTTAAAACAATTCTTGGTTCATAATTCTTCAAAACACTCATGATTTCTTCTTTCATGATGATTGAAACCTCTTCATCCGCTAATTCAAAAAGATTAGCATTTACTGATGTTCCAATCAATGGTCTGAAAAATCTTTCACCAAGAATTGTTCTCACCAAATTTGTAACGGATTTCTTGATAGCATCCTCGTTTTTTATGACTAAAATATCGTTTGTTACAGGATGCTTCGCAAAAGATAAACTAATATCCTTAAATGCTCTTGAAATCCTTGTGGCCATTAAGATTAAAGTGTATTTAATATATCTATAAGACTTTTAGACTATTTTTTACCATAAGAAGGTTCAGTTCCATACTCCCAATCATCATAATCTTCATCATTACGAATCATTTCATGCAACTCTGTTTGTTTTTTTAAGTCGTGCTTTATAAAATTAACTTCTTTGATTGTTTTATTGTCAGTTGAATTATAATCAGTTATCAATTTTGTGGTTCCCCACATCGTATACATGTAACTTCTGTCTCTATCCACTGGT